ACTATTGAGTTATTAGCTGTAGCTTCTCCTAAAGTGCCATAAACAAAAGCATTGTTCACACTATTAGCTATTTCATTTTGATTTCCTACTATAATGTTATTTCTTGATAATCCTTTTACAGTATTATTTTCACCCATTACTAAAGTATTGTTAGTACCTGTTTCTGTTGTGTTTCCTACACCATAAGTCTTGTTGTTTTCATTAGCAAAATTTGTATTTAGATTTTGATTGTATCTAAATGCACTACAAGTTCCTGAAGCTTTATCATAAGTAAATCCATAAGCTTCACATTGAACTTGATTTGGTATAACAGGATTTGTTCCATCAGTAAAGGTTACAACTCCTAAAGTTGAGGTTCCTAAAGGTTTTACAGCAAATCCTTTTAAGAATGGTATTGTTGTTATTTTGCTCATTATGGTATAAGTATAAATTCAACAGTTGCTAAGTCGTTGGGTTTGTAGTCTATTCTATTTACTCTAAATTGTCTGTTTTTTATCATTACCGTATCAAAGAAATTAAATGTGTTTATGTCAGTAGGTGTTAAATTTACTTTTAAAGTCATTATTCTAGTATCAGGATTGTACAATTCATTGTAGTAAGGTTGCCAATACAAACTAAATAAATTGTCAGGCACTGAAGAACCAACTCCCGGCAATAGTTGGCATTGTCCGAAATGAAAATCTATTGAACCTGTTGCAGTTGGAATATCTGTTAAATGACTAAACTGCAAGAATTCTGTTTGGTTTTCTGAAGAAAAACCATTCTGTTCAGGAATATAATATGAAGCTCCTGTATCTTTTACTCCATTGTTATACATAATTCTTGGACTGTTTTCAAAACCTTCAGAATTTCCATCTTCAGACACAGAATAAATTGCAGGAGTTATAAAATCAGGAAACTGAGACATTAATGGTTTAACTAATGTTGCTGCAAAAGGTTCTGCTACAATTTCATCTTCTCCTGTTAATATTGTAAACGCTGAAGCATCGAACTCTTTACTTCCATATAAATGACCACCAACTGAATTTTTATAAATCATAAAAGCATAGTCGTCTTCATCTTCTACAAACTTGAATACAGTTTTTTTATTCAACTCAGTTAACGGTACAAGCTTTATGTCTGCAATATCTATCTTTTCTGTCCAATCGTGTGCAATCCCTCTTGAAGCTAAACTTAAATCTGAAGTTGTACCACTTGCTGTATTATTAATAAAAACATCTGAATAAGGTTCTATTAATATATTACTAGGATTATCTTTGTCAGGAATTGAAACTAAATTAAACATAGTCATAATTCCTTTTAGAAATTCAAACTGTCCGAGTTCACCTCTTAATGTATCTAAAAGTGTATCTGTTGTGGTTTGACCTACTGATGTTGTTATTGTAACAAGTGCCGGAGTAAGTGAGTTAGCTGTAGGGACTAAAACACCATTTAATTCATAAATAGTAGCAGTACTTCCTTTTGCTTGACATAATATTGTATCTCCTGCTGATAGTGGTGGAGTAGTAAAATTCCCTGAATAATTAAAACTTTGATTAGAACTAGTTGCAGGATTAAAAGCTACTCCATTCACTAACCATTGAACAGTTATAGTAACACTACTAGCCAATGCTTTTTTAAAGTCCATATCATACGAAAAAGTATAAACTTGTCCATCTTCCTGTGCTGTAAATACTCCTGATGAATAACCAAAGTTTGCACTTAAACTAGCACCCCCAATATTTGCACTAGACATTTGCTCAAAATCTAAAGTAGTAAAAGTAGCGGGAATATTAAAATCTAATTGCTTGGTCAAAGAACCACTTGAGTCAAATATTACAGGAGCATTATTAGCACCCCAATTAAAGTCCATATACAGCTTCTTAAAATCATCTGTATCAAAAAAAGCTGACTCATAAGTAAAAGGAAAATCATCTTGATTAAAAATTCTATCTATTAAATATCTAATATTTATAAAAGGTCTGAATGCTGCTTCTAATGTAAGTAGTTCAGGGTTGCCACTTGTTGCACTATTACCTGTTGAACCACCTACTGCAATCTGATGCGACCAATCAACAAACGGATATCTTAAAGTTGTATAATCATCTCTAAATCCTGAAGTGCTTGGGTTAAGAAAAGTTATACTCGTACCACCCCCTGCATCTCTCCAACTTCTTTTTATATTTTGTTTTTCATAATCGTGGTTTAACTCAGTAAAATCTAAATCAGAAAATGTACTGTCTTTCAAAACATCAGCTAAAGCAACAACTTCAGAGTAAAGGTTTACATTGTAGCTTATTTCTGCTTCTTTGTCTGAAATGTCTATAAGTCTAAGATACCCTTCAAATAATAAAAAACCGTCTTGCTTTAAAACGCATTGTGTCTTAACATAAGGATTAAAGTTAAGTCCTGTATCTGTTCTTGTTATTTCAAAAATATTATCAAAGATTAGATTGTTTCTTTTTGTTGCAGGTAGATTAAAAGCTTTTGAATAAGACTGCACTTTCTCAGCTACATTTTTAAAGTCATCAACACTTAATGTTAAAGGTATATCCTCATCTTCATATAAGTCGCATATTACCTGTCCATCTTCTAGGTCAGTAAAAATTTGTGTTGGCGTTACACCTTGTTCTGCAACACTTATCTTACTTATGCTGATAGTGTCATTAACATAGTTTAGATAACTTATAACAATTGTATCAGTTGCAGTTGCAGCAGTCCAAGTAAAAGTAATTTGAGAATTTGATGCTGCTAGAAAAGTGCTTAAAATCACATTAGTACCATTATAGGCACTTGTAAAGACAAACCCTCCTGCTGATGTTTGGTCTAAGTCTACAACCATTTCATAAGTAGTTCCAACAACTAAGTTAGAAAGTCTTTGATAAACCCCACACACAGTAGTTCCTATTGCAGATTCTAAAACCAAATTACTTGAAGTTTCAATAGGTAAAGCAGGTGTTCCTGATGATGTGCTTCTAAAACGATACCAATTGTTAAAATTAGTAGGTGGTGCGTTAGTTAAAGAATCTAACGTAGCATTTCCTGAAGAACTATCATAACTGTCAGAAGTGTCTATTGTAAAAAAGTTAACACCATCAACAACAAACTCATTAGCAAATGTAGTTATTGAGTTGTATTGACCTTCATAGCTTTGGGGATATAATATTAATTGTACGCTCATTATACTGATTGTGTTCGTAATGTTTTAGTTTTCTCTACTTCAAATGAATATTGTATAAGCTTATCATTTGCTACTGTCTTTCTTGTAAAACTTGAAGTTGTTAGTCTTACAGGAGTCACATAAGTATTCAATAAAGAATTAGTGTTATCAGGTTGGAAGCCATTTAAAATATAAACTTCAGGACTGTTTATTAACTCTTCAAATGTTGTATTGTAATCTGCACTTACAAAATCTGTATTCATTGTTATTTTCTCGGTAGCATTAACTCTAAATGATTTTTTACCACCTTTAAAGCTATCTGCTCTATAAGTGCTTCCATTCCAAGTTCCTTCTAGTTGATTGTATGTAGAACCTTGAGTAGATATGCTTCTTGTAGATTTTTTGTTAAATGTAAAGTAATCCCAAGCTCCATACTGATTGAGCCAACAAAGTCTAATAGGTTCAAAACCTTTTAAGTCAGGACAATCTACATTAATAATGTAAAATTGCGACCTAGCACCACCACCATTTTTTGCTCTAATAGTATAACTACCTCCTTGTATTGTTCCTGCTGTAACCAATCCTGCAAAAAGTGTAGTACCATCTCCCGTTAAATTAGCAGGAAAACAACCAAAGTACAAAATTTGCTTTTCAGCTTTTGTATCGTATGTATTAAAAGCACCATTAGCCGAAGTTAAGTCTATTGTTTCAGAACCTAAAGAACTACCATCACTTCCAAAATATGCTAAATCTATTCCTGTTATATCATAAGTTGAGCTTTCTATTTTAGGGAATATAAAAGCAAGAGTTCCATAATCTTCAACATTTGCTGATTGAGTAGTAGGTGCATTTGTTAAAAAACTTTGAGTATTAGCATCTAGCAAAAATTTATTTCTCCAATCATAACCAAAGTTTTGATTTGCAGCCCCACCATATTCTAGTGCATCTGTATATTTTAAGTAACCATTAAACAACAGGAAATCAGCTGTATCTACTGAATTGCCTGAAGCATTGTCAACAACATTAGGGTAAAGAGGGTCTGCTCCTAAATACTCTATTTTAAACCGTATTGCTAGATACCTAACCGTATTAGAATTTCTTGAGTATTTATCTACTAAATGAATAGGAAATGGCACATCACTATTAGGATTGTTTTTATATTTAGCTGTATCAAAAGCCATATTATCTGCTTTGACATAATTTTCTACAACATTACTGAAGTCAAATATTCCAACTCCTTTATTATTAGGTGTAGTTTTAAAGGTTGCTACTAAATCAGTACTTGAAGATTGGTTAGGTGGCGTTCCTGAGCTAATATGAACCTGTGCTACAAATTTTACTTTTAATTGTTGAGCTACAATATCTACATTTGAAACTGCAAAAATTATATCTTGACCTACAGGAAGTACATCATATTTTGGTTGCTGTTCTATTATATTTGGCATAATTTATTTTACTGTTGTTAATCCGTTAATGATATCATCTTTTACTGCTCCTAACATTTCTTTTCCAAACTGTTTTAAACCTAACATAAGAGGTTTTTGAAAGAAGCTTATTCCTTGTATTCCTTTTCTTTTAATGCTTCTAGCAATTAAAAAAGATATACTTTTCCTTGACATAAATCTTCCTTTTTCATCTCTCGGAGCTATTCCTTTTTTTACTATCCACTTGTCAAGCACTCTGCTAGGTGGTTGCTTTGTAGTGTACTTATAAGGACTTGAAATAGTCCTACCCTTATAATCTTTGAAACTTCTTCGTACATCTGTTCCTGAAACTCCTTTATCTACAAAAGTACCATAACTATCCATAAAAAATTGTACAGTAAAACCATCAGCATCAGTAATAACTTTAAAGGTTAAAGACTTCTCTAAATTAGTACCACCTCCTTTTGCTTTTTGTAAATTTCCTTTTGCTCTGTTTACTACTTGTTTTCCAAAGCTGTTAAGGTATCTTTCAAGAGCTTCCGTTTTCATTACACTAGCCCTGCAAAGATTTCTACTTGAACATCAGTTGTTGCTGAAGGTCTAACCTCAACAGTAACTAAATCTTCTAATGTAGGAAAGTTAGGTGTTGTATCTGCTTCAGCAATCATTACTTCTTCTGCTTGGAATAATAAATGTGAACCACCTGCTCTTACAGTTACTTGATAGTTCGTAGCTGCTGTTACAAAAGCTACTTTCATATCTTGGTCTGCACTCAAGTTAGTTACCCTTAGGTATTTACAGTTCTCTACATCTAAAGCACCATCAGCTCCATAAGGAGTTGAATTAAATACTGCTACTGTTGTAGTCTGAGAATGAGTACAAGTTAGTATTCTTTCAAATACATCTACTATACCTGTTGTTGTAATTGTGTTTGTTGTTCCTCTTACTGAGCCATTTAAAGTAACTCCTTCTGAGATTGTTGTAATTAAGTTTGCCATTTTATTTTTTATCTATTTGTTTAAGTTTATTTATTGCCCAATTTATACCTGATGAACCACCCCAAGCGTCATACATAAGCCCTCCACAACCTTCTGAGTAAGGTACATCTTTATGCTGTTGGTGTCTTTTAAATGATGCCATTCTTGCTATCGTATCTCTGCTAATAGGTTTTCTGTCTGCTAACTGTGAACTTCTAGTCCAACCTACTCTAGTACCGCAACTGCTTCCATTTTCTTCTTTGTACTTTCTTGCTCTTTTAGCATTATTAGTAGCTGCTTGTGGGTAGTCGCTATAACTTTCAAGTTCAATACTTATTGCTTCAAGCTTTTCTAATATATCTTCGTATTTCATAGCTTTATTGTTATTTTAAATTTCTTCCACCCTATGTGAACTATTAATCTTCCTATTTTAAATTTTAACATTAGTAACCTGCACCTCTAGTTCTTGCAGGAATATCACAAGTCTGAAAGTCATTTTGAACTAATATTCCTATATTAAATACATATCCACAACATAAGTTATCAAACCTTTCTTGAAACGGCTCAATTGTAAATTGGTCTTGCGTAAAATAGATAGGTTCGTTTATATCATCAACACCTAATAAAGATTGTCTTGAACTGTGTCTAAGCATACCTATAATATCTGTACAAATATGTAATGTTTGATTGAATACTTCTTGTTCGTTATTTTCTCTATCTATTAATTTAGTTAATGCTTGATGTTGTCTAGTTTGCCAATCTGACTTTTCAGAAACTAAATCCATAACAAAGACTTGGAAGTTATAGGTCAATTGACTATCACCTGTTGTTACTGAAGTTGGGTTTACGTGCATTAAAGGAAACTTCTCCATCTTCTCAAGATTGATGTCGTATATGTCGCCAACTGAAGTAGTGCTAATTTGGTTGTGAAATTCACCAAGTCTAAGCAATGTATTTACTACATTATTGTAGCTCTTATTGTTTACCATTTCTATTTACTTTGTTTTGTGAGTTTAAGTCTGTTTCATAACTTAACCAAGTCAAGCACTCTAACAATCCTAAATTCGTTATTCTTTCTAAGTTTACTATTTCACCATTTGTTAATCTATACATCACACCAAACCAACCCCATTTCTCTGCAAAACTTTCTGTTGCTATTGCATCTTCGTTTCCTTCAGCTTCTCCATCAAATACAATGGCAAAATCTCTGACAACTCCTTCCCTAAATTGTAAAAAAAAACCAATGCACTTTGCACTTGTTCTGCTGACATCTTTTTCATTTCTTCTGTCCTGAGCCGAATATCTCCATCATAAGCGTCAATAATATAAATACCATTTTTCTTTTCTTTTATCGGTCTGTAAAGAACAGCCATTATTTCAGGTAAATGCTTTTCTATACCACCCTTAATAAATGTTTCTAAGTCTGCATACTCACCTAATGTTATGCTATCTAAGTCAGGGTGAAAGCCGTACTCAATACCATCTATTTCAATTATCCTTTTTAGCTTTGTATCCTGCTCTTGCTGTAACTCTGCTATCCTGCTCATTATTATTGCTACATCTGATAAAGCTAACTCCTTTACTAACTGCTTAGGAATATTAGATAAAGCTGTTATTGTTTCTTCTGCTTCTTCTGTTTTACTAGCTGTTTCTAAATCAACAAGTTGCAACCATTTCTCAAGAGTTACATCTTCCCAACTGTTAATTAATTTGAACTCTTTTACCTTACCTTTCTTTTTGACTTTTACTTTCATCTGTTATATAATAGAAATTTGTTGTTTTTAGTTTACTGCACATAATACTTACCAAAGTTGCTGTCAATCTCATAATACATTCGCATAGCTAATGCATCAGCATAATCAGGAGAACGTCCTAAAATAGACTTGACTGTATCTTTTGGAATTATCTGTAGCTTATTATCTTTGTCAGCGTCCTTAGTTCTTACTTGTTCCAATTCTTCCGTTATGTAATTCTTTATATTTACATCTGAACAACTAACACCGATTTGTCCTTTGTTTATTTGGTCTGCTAATTTGTAATAGCATTGAGTCTTTAAGTTCTGATAGTTTTCGCCTTTTAAAGCTCTTGCGTTATTGGTAAAACCTTGACATCTTAGATAATCTTTTACTCCTCCACCAACTCCGTCCTCATCAACTATAATATTTCTAAGATTAACTCCATTCTCTTGTTGTAGTTTCTTTATTTCGTCCACAACCTCATTTATAGCCGATTTAAGCAATGTTCTTATATATCTAATGTGTAACCCTTGCCACAGCATTATAACCGTCTTATCGCTTCCAAATCGTGCTACATCACAAGTTATATATTTATCTCCTTCAATTCCTTTCTGACTAAACATACTCATTATTGAGTTGTAGTCTATTAAACTATCAGCAGTTGCGTCATACTCCCAATTTCCAAATAAAAGTCTTTGTTTACTTAGTTCATCTAATTGTGATAGCTGTGTTTCATAGTGCTTAGAGATATAGTTATTATCTATAACTAAAGATTGAATAAACTTTCTGTAGTGTTTTATTGTATTATCTTGTGCAGGTCTGTAATACTCTGAATACACCCAATTCTTTGCAGGGTTGCAAGTCATTAGTAACTTAGGTATTAAATTATTTTCGTCAAGTTTGTATCTAAGTCTTGAAGCTACTACATTCTTTGCTTTTTCAGTTATCTGATTTGCTTCATCAATAAAAGCTCCTGTTATTTCTAATGAACCTAAACTATCAAAGTTTCTATCTGATGGATATAAGAACAAGTCCTTAAGGATTATCTCAGAACCATTGTAAAAGGTTATCACATTACTTGAGCCGTTAAAAGTGTAGTCCTTTATAGCTTTTAAATTCCAAGCAGTACATACTTCAAAAAATGTGTTTAGTGTAGTCTTTTTTAATGCGTCTAATTTAGACCTGCCCATTAGATACCTAGTCTTAGGGTATTGAAGGCACATCAAGATTAAATAACTTACACCAACCCAAGACTTACCACCACCTGCTGCACCTCCAAATAGAACTTCTTTAGTGCTATCGTCAAATAGATATTTCAAACACTCCTTTTGCTTAGGTGTAAATTCAGGACTAATCTCCAAGATTTATATTAATTTTAATTCTTTCATCACCTGAAGTAAGGTCTATTTCTTGTTTCTCATTATAACCACGCTTACGACCTCTTGTTCTTAAAAAGAATGTAGTGGCTGTTGTGTTCCCTTCTTTTATTTGTTTCTTTAAACTTGTTTCAGCAAAGTCAATAAACTTACTATCAATTTCATCAACTGCTTTCTTGTAATCTTCATCATTATTATACCAAGCATAGTGCCTACTTCGTGTTATGTCTGCTTTCTCACAAGCTTCGGTTACTATTCCTAATGATACTTCTAGTGCAGCTATTAGTTTCTTTTTACCTTCTTGTGTCCTCTTTTGTTCTGTTTCCATAATATATAATAGAAATTACTCGTATTCATTTGGTAGCATAAGTCTTATACCTAAGTCAGTTAGAGCCCATACTCTTATTTTCTCTGTGTATTCCTCAAAGGATTTAGTATTTAAAGATGTTGTACTTCCTATTTTATTTATTGCTATTTGATTATCGTTAACACTTATCATTTCATATTCAGACAAGAACCTAGCTCTTAAAGCATCGTGCATCTCATTAGGGAAATATCCTAGTTCTTCTGCTAATCCTTGTACGATACATTTCCAATAGTAACTATTCTGCATATTGCTTCTTGTGTTTCTTTGTTTCTTTACACTTACTATATAGTCGTTCTCTAATTCTTTTAGGTAACTAAACAAACTTTGCTTATCTCTTTTGTCTTTTATTACAAACTTCATAGTCTAGCCATTCTTCTAGCAAAACTGTTTTCTAGTTTATCTTTTAAATGTTTAGTCATTATGCTTCTAATCCTTCTGTGTGATACATTAAAGACTTCTTCCATTTCTTTAGATGTGTTTGCTTCAGGGTTATTGTAAAAGTATTCTATAACTTTCTTTTCTAATACCTTTGGCTCTTTTACTATTCTTATTGGTTTATTTTTCATTTAGTAGTCTTCGTTTACTCCTCTTGTTCCTATTAGTTTTTCTTTTGCTCCCGCCCAAAGTTTATCACCTCTTTTTTTTTTACTTAATGATGCTTCTGTCCTTTTAAGACTTGGCATTCCTTCTGTTGGTTTGCTATCCATATATTTACCACAACTGCATTGAGCTTCTTTACAAACCCATTTACCATCTCTTAGAACTATTGTAGCTTTGCCAACTTCCTTTTCTTCTTTACCGCATTCACAACTATACTTTGTCATTATGCAATCTGTCTAGTTCAAAGTGTAAGTGATTAATTGCTTTCTGTATATCTTGTTCAGCAGGATTGTTAGGTTTATTTCCTGCCCTTAATAAATAACTGATTGCAGTTCCTAAGTTGTAGCTATCAGGTTGAAAGTCCTCAACTACTTTTCTTGCTGAGTAACCGTATTTCTTTCCCGAATAATAACTAGGTTCAGGAATTGATTTGTAATCTAAATCAATTGGCATATTTTCTAGGTTTTTAATTAGTTTCTCGTTTTGTTTCATTTGTATTCTTTATATAGTTTTTTTATTCCATCAAAGCAAGTTGAAATACAAGAGCCACAATTCGTTCTAGGGCTATAATTAGTATTAAAAATGGTATTATAAGTTTCTATCATTCTCTTTTTTGCTGCTTGGTCTTTTGCTCTTCCTGTTTTTAAGTCTTTCCACATATCTAATATTTCATCAACTATTTCCTGCGGTAAAGTATCAGGAGTTTCTATCTCAGTTGTTTTTTGCCATTTCTTCTGACTGCAACCCATTGGAGCAAGTCTTGCTTTTATCTTCATAAAACAGCCACAGTCTTTACAAGTTCCTGTAGGTTTAAAATAATAAACACAAGACTTACAAATAGTAATCCTATCTTCATATATTTCGTTAGGTACAAAGAACTTATTCATATTATCCTTAATTGTGCTTTATGATTATTAATTCTTTCCATAGCAGCATTAAAATATTCTTTATCTAATTCACAAGCAGTTAAGTCATACTTTAAGTTATGACAAGCTATTGCTATTGAGCCACTACCCAAATGTGTGTCTAGTATCTTATCATCTTCTTTTGCATAGTTCATTAATAGCCATTCATAAAGTTTAACAGGTTTTTGTGTTGGGTGTATTTTTATCTCTTTGTTTTTCATATCTCCCTGTAACATACCACTCCACATAAAATCAAAACATTTTAAAACCCTATCAAAACTTGTCCACGCTAATTCTCCATCACTAAAATAATTGTCCTGTTTGCCTTTTAACCAAAAAACCCAACCTCTGCTTATAGGTAAAGTAAAGTAATTACCGCCCCATATTATTTGATTTCTACTAACCCTTATTAATTCTTTGAAATAACCCTCGTTAGGTTTTTTACCTGTTAATGTGTCCTGTCTGTTTTTATATGATTTTTGTTTTGCAGATGTTCCCACCCAATTATCAGTTTTAAAAACATCCATATAAGGAGGGTCAACAATAGCTAAGTCAAAATGATTATCTTTATATCTTGACATTAACTCCATATTACATTCGTTAGTAATCTCCATTCAATTCCTTTTTAAGTATTTCCCTTACCTTATCTATTGTGGTAAAAAGACTGTTTCTGCTTATACCTGTTTTCTTTGCTAGACTGTCTAAAGTTTCGCCTTCATAGTAAAGCTCGAAAATTTTCTTATCATACCAAGTTTGTTTATCTAATACTTTGTCAATTTCTTCTAGCATTTCCCATTTGTAATTATCTTCTATTTCTTCAGGTAAATTATAAATACTATTATGAAAAGCGTTCTGACTAGAGCTTACCATATAAACACCTACTAAATTTGTGTAGTATTTTTTATACTTATAATAAAAAGGACTTCTTGGACTTGTTAAACTTCTTTTTAAAACAACCGCTCCATAGCCTTTAATTCCTTTAATGCCGTCTTTATCGTAAATGTTTTTTAATGTTTCAGGGTTCATTTGCAGGAAGTAAATCATAAGTTCCTGAACAGCATCATTAATATCTTCTTCATCTTGCGTTATACCGTAACACATCTTTCTAAAGAAAGAACTTAGCTTAGATATTTCTGCATATATCTCAGTCATTTATCTGTTCTAAAGCGTCTATCTTCTCTGTTACATCTTGTACCATTTCATTAAGTACAGTTTTATAAGCTCTAAGTGTAGATGCGTTTCTTTTTGTTTCAAGACCTGCAAAGAAACCATTTGTAGCAACTGATAAATTTATTGGTATTATCATAAGCCAATCATACCAATTTCTCTCAACTCCTTTGCCGTAATTATTATGGTATTCAAGTATAGTGTCTATAACATCTAAGTAATTGTTGTATTTTGCTTTTGTGCTTACTTCTTTTGAGAACTCAGTACACATTAATATGTAGGTTTCAATTATTTGCTTGTGTTCCTCACTTGCGTAAATTGGCTCTATCATACGCCAAACTTAATAAAAAAGTTTATTCAATTCCTTTTTCTTTTTTTAAGTTATCAACAAGTGATTTGTAATAACCTATCTTTTCTTCATATTCAACACGACTTATCTTTAAAGTTGTTCTAGCTAAAAATTGTAATTCCTCAGCTTTGCCTTCTCCATACTTTCCATCTAAAGCTAACGAGAACTTGTACTGTTCACCCCAAGCATAAACATTACACTTAACGCATTGTACTTGGCAATTCTCTTCATCAAAGCGAGTAGACAAATGTTTCCTACTTTGGAAGTGTCCGTTCTGCATACCTCCTGTCTTGTAATGACCTACCTTTCCACAAGTGAAGCATTGGCACATTCCGTATTCGTTTGCTTCTCTAAGTCTTATGTAAAGACTGAACCACTTATCAAGCTCTTTTTTTAATTTACTAACTGTTTTTTTCATATCCTAAATCCTTTCTCCATTTATCTTGTAATATACCTTTCCTTAAATTATATTTCTTACCTCTATAAGTAGGTTCTTCCTCTTGCAATTTAGCTCTTGCTCTTTTTATGCTAGGTGCTGAGGTTAGTTCATTATTAGCATACATTCTTAAAAACTCTACTGCATTTAATTCAAATAACTCAATTCCTTTTTCTTTTTGTATTTCCTTTGCCCAAATATTAGCGCAAAGTCTTTCATCACTATCTCTTAGGCTATGGTCTAATTTTAGCCAAAACTTCACTTTTGCTTTTGTTTTCATAATTCATTTTCAAATTTAGTACATAAAATTGCTTCTAAAATACATAATACAATTATTATTGACCATACTATTGTTAATATCTTCATCTTAACAGTTTTACAGGTTCTTGATACCACAAGGTATTTCCTTTGGGCTTTCCTAATGTATGTACTTCATAGTAGGCATTGTCAATTAGTTTCTTTTGAGCATATACCCACTTGTAGAAAGTTCTGATATTTAAAAAAGGTTCATCTTTTCCAAATCTTACACCCTGTCTAAATGCATCTTCAACTTGGTTAAAGGTCATATTGCCAAAACGCTTTTCTTGTATTAAATCCTCTGCAAAGATTTTAGAAAGTGAAGCTAAAGTTGGAGCGTCTGACCTATGTCCTATTTCAACTGAGGTCTTTGCAACTAAGTCTAGGACTTTTTCAGTTAGCTCTTTTAGGTTTTCTTGTTTTAATAGTTTCATAATTTTATTGTACTTTTTGTTATGTATGGAACCTCTTTTATCCCATCACTTGTTTTTCTGATTGATTGCATATAAGGTTGTGAAAAACCAAACATCATTCTAAAAGTGCCTTTTTTTGTAGCACAATATAATTTTTCCTTTTTCATAATAATTCTTTTGCTTTTTGCCATTCGTTAATTTGAGAATCTAACTTGCTCATTGTTTTTGGAGTGTAAGATTTTTTATTTTTAGCTCTCATTTCCCAAGTTCTTACACAAGCTCTCCAATCTTTCATTTTGTTTTTGCCTACCATCCAACCCTTACTTTCATAAAAATTAACAAAAGAAATAGCATCTATTTTATTATCCCTTTCAATACAATAAAGCTCAACATCATTAACGCTTGGCTTTTTAAAGAGTTTATTAGTTATTTTTATTTCTTTATTCTTATTAATAGTTGTTAATTTAGTTTCTGACAAGTCATTAAGTTTATTAACAACTAGTCCTTCAGTTTCTTCACAACTTAAGATATTCAATAAGTTAGCTTCATTTATCTTGAAGTATTGCTTAGCAGGTATTCCTTTACGCTTAGTTTCTATTATTTCATACTTTTTAAGCGTTTTAAGGACTTTTCTTTGTTGATATGAAGTTAGTGTAGTATCTCGTTCTATATTAGCTTCAGTATTAAAAAACCAACCGTCAGTCATTCCGTTAGCCATAAAGTATTCTTCTTTGCTAATTAGGTCAGCAAGTAGGACTGCACCCTTCAACCCTACCTGCTTCGCTAATTGCTTGTTCACTATTAAAAAAGCTGAACTACTTAACAAATGTTTCATATTACTTCTATTTCGTATTTATAATTCTGAAGGACTAACTTACATAATTCAAATTTATTATAAAAATCTCTGTAAGAAACTTTGATATCAGTATTAAACTTACCGCAACTAATACGAATAGTTGTTTGGTGTTTCTCACTATTAAATATGTTGTTATCCCTTAAATATTGCTTTAAATCGTGCAAATCTTTAAAAGTGTATTTTGCATCTTTAATTTCTGAATAAGCATTATAGATTAAATTAAATGTATCTCTATACTTAGGAAATGAAGCATAATTAAAAGCGTGTCTAACTTCATAATGATTAACACTTGTTCTATCTCTATCTAATACTTTAGCAATTACATCTCTGTGAGTTCCATCTTCAATTCTTGAAATCATTGCTGCAATCATTCTTGGTACGTGATATTCTATCTTTCTAGTTTTTAAAGCTAGAGAGCCCTTAGGCAACCCTACTAAATTTGTAGTAAGGTCGCAAAGGTTTTTAAAGTTATCTTCTGAGTTCATATTAGAAAGGCATATCTTCTTCTCCATTCGCTATCTTTTCTGAAGATTTATTACTCTGATTAGAGAAAAAATAACCATCTATATTATGAAAATATCTTCCGTTGTATTCTCTCGAATAAACATTACAAAGAATTGACACATCCATACCTTCTTCAAGCTTGTTCATTTGTCCTACTTTATCACCAAAAGCACTTATACAGACTTCATTGTTAAAGTCATTACCTGTATCAATTACAATTGATTGTTTCTTCCATTCCTTACCTGCTTTAGAAATACCTGTTTCTAAATCTAGTTTTCTTAATACTGTTCCTGTTACTTCCATTTTTATTTATTTATTAGATTATTAATTTGTTTTAATTTTTGTCTAGCTTCAATAATTTGTAATTTCAAATCTACATTATTTTGCCTTACTCTTTCGTTTTCATTTTTTAACCTTTCTAATTTTTCATTTTTTTTCAAAGGTGTGTTTATGCTGTTTTTAGGTATATAGCTTTTCATAATTTATAATTTAATTAGTAAAAAAAAGTGAAAGGGAATTGATAAAACCACAAAGTATAACTGCTGATTTTTATAATTTTATGTTTATCTAACCCCTTCACTTTCTATATTATTTTCTTTTAAAATCTTCTGCTTCATCTTCTGACTTAACGTCTATTTCATACAGGTTTAAAAGCTTTAAAATACTTCTTGCTAACGCTCTTTTCTCTGCCATCTCTAAAACATACCACGTGTTGCAATTACCGTCCTTAAAACCTTCTCCTTTTAATGCTGAGCCGTAAGTTTCAATAATCTTATCACCTTTTCTTGCTGTTGCTTTAACTCCTGCAAAATTAGGTTCACATTTTATAACATCAAAAGTAACATCAATTTCTTCCTGCGCCTGAACTTTCTCTATTCCTGAGCGAGTTAAGATTACAAAATGTTGATGCCTAAATACATCTGTGTCTTTTACAAGACTGTACTTGTAAAACATTTCTTTTAGTTTTTCTGTTTGCATATATTTCTACCTGTGTTAATTGGCTAGGGTTTTTGCCTGTTGATAATTTTGTGTAAAAGTATTAAATTAAATTGATTACTATTGGAATTTCGCCATTGTTTTCATAATGCTTTTTCCAATTTGGTTTTATTTCTCTATCCCAACTATCTTGTAGTTGCCAACCGTGTTTCTCAATCATTTGGCAAAACTTGTTATAGATTTGTAATTCAGTTCCTACAACTATTACTGACCTATTGTTATAGCTTATATCATTGTTAAAATGCCCTGAAGCCCTGTCGTAAGTGTGAACTCCTGTTTGTTGGTACTGAGGTTTTAAATACCATTCATCAGCTTTTACTTTTGTGTTATCTAAATCTCTTTCTAAAAGATTAGAGAACTTTGGCTTGTTGTAATCTACATAAGTAGAGTGTTCTAAATATTCTGCATCTAGTCTAGTCATCTTAGTAGTTTTGAATGTAAATTAATGTAGCTAAGATTGAAGCTCCTATTATTGCTAAGTGAGCCAACATATCTAACACCTTAGCTTTTCTTTTAGCTTTTGCTTCAGTTAAGTTGTAAATTTCATATTGAAACTCACCGTCTTTGTAAAGACTATTTACATTAAAGAATGTTTCATATTGCTTTTCATTTAGGAAGTAAGTTGCTCCTGTATTCCTGTTTACGATTTTGTAGTTCATT